ATACAATCTCGCCAAGCTTATATGATTTAGTTTCGATCCAATCTGTATAATCATCAGCACCTGAACTCCAATTTTGTGTGGTCCAAAATAAGAATTCTTTTACACTAACTTCCCAACTGGCAACACTTCTTAACTCTGGATTAAAATTATCAAAACTAAATCCTTGATCTTTTAAGTATTCGCCATGGCCTAGTAAAAAGTCAACTACTTCCTGTATGCTGTTTACCACAGTGCCATAATTTAATATTATGGGATCTCTTTCCCATTTCTTTCTTAAGTTGGCTGTTACTCCGCCAACTAAAGGCAACGCTGGAATTTTTTGTAATAAATCATAACTGGGATTATCCTGACTGGTATGACTAATTTTAACTCTATAATAATATCTGTCAACTAACAATATATTGCCAACTAAGTACTGCTGATTTGGTGACCATTCAATATAACTTTCACTAATACCGCCTACATTAATATTAATTCCAGATTGCGTCCAAGCATAATAATAAAAATACGGATTAGTTTGATTATAACCTTTGATAGAATACCCAATACCACGTTTAGTTTTAATTTTGGTTATAATTACGCCACTGTATGATAATTTTTTAGTTGGGCTACTAACATTTAAAAATATTTTATAATTTTCATTTGGTACAAAAACTCCAGACTTAGCTGCTGAATTTTTGCTATCTAATATAAGTTGATATTTTTCTTTGCTGGTAAACCCTGCTAACCTATGACTTAATTTATTGTTAATTAATTTTAAATCACTTTTATATGTGTCTAAAAAGCCACTATTATCACCTTGTAAATAATCAGCAACATAGTTAACTAGCCCAGAAGTAAACACTCTAACTGTGTCATTTACATTATTTGGCAATTTAAGATCAGCTAAACGCAATCTCAAATTTGTATCCTTATACACTAATTGATTGTTTCTATTTCTAATTATTCTAGATCTATCCAAATAGCTGCCTAATACACGATTTGGCTGCATTAGAATCATGGTAATTAGCAAACTAAATGGATAATAACTGCTACGTCTCCATGCTGTTTCTACTGGTCCTTGATCACCAAATACATAATTTGAATTGCCATTAGTATCAAATATACCCTGTGTTAAATTTGCCACAATTGGGTTTACCAAATTTCCTAATTCATCAACAGGTGCAATGTCCAATACTGCTCTGGTAAATTTACTATTTCTATTAACTGGTTTGCCTGGTTCTTTAATGACGCCATCACGTAGATCCTGCCATAATATTAAGTTATTAGATGTGTATGGTGCTGGGCCATAAGTGTCCTCCCACCATTTTGGCTTAATACTAAAGCCTAAACTTTCCCAAGGTGTTAAATGTATACGATCAGTGTCAAAATAAAATTTATAAATGCCGCGCCAAAATGCTGGCACATTGTTTCCATCTATGCCAACTGCTTCACTATAGTTAAATGTAAACGGATTTGAAGCATCATAAACTAAAGATTGTGTAAAATCTTTATCAATTAAGCCAGTCCATTTAAAAAAGTTAGGTGCTAATATTTCATTAAATTCATCTAAAGAATATTCAGTTGTTCTATTAGCTCCTGGTATAAAATCATATATGTCTAAAATAGTTTCATCGTACTGAATTTTAATGTTATTAAAAATTCTTTTTTCTAATTCTAATATTACATCATCTCTGTAATCGTTGTAGGCTAATATCACACTGCCGTCATGACCTTGTAACAAATATTTTGGTTCAAGTAATGTAGTATCTAAATATTTTTGAGGTTCAAATTTGGGATATACCCCTAAAGTAGTTGGTGTTGGTGGAATATAACAGCCATCTGTGCTTTCATATTCATAGACAGTTAGTATGTCATTTTCTTTGATAGGAGTTAATACTTCGACAAACCCATCAAATCCAAATATATAATCTCGTTCGTGTATTAATTGATTGTTGTTTAAGTAAACATTTACCGCTTTATAACTTAATGTGTCTAATGTAAAAGGTACAGACAGAGGATATTTGACTACTCTATAATCCTGCACTGTAAAATCAGTTTGTTTACATGCCCCATAACCTAACACATCACTAAAATAATAAGGTGCTGTCTTGGGAGTTCCTTGATTAATGTCAAATAGTATTTGATCCACTGACTCTTTAACTGATATATCATTTGACAGATCAGTTAGATGATTAATAAAATTCCTTTTAAATTTGCCATAATCATCTCTGGCCTTTTCTAATGCATTTATAACGTTGGCTGTTTTATTTGTCAAATGATACAGTGAAGAATTAATACTACCACTATGTTGTACAAATTTTATACCATAACTACTGATATCAGAAAGATCTCTAAGATTGCTTACTCCTGGATAACTTCCTGTAAATGAATTAAGATTATCTATTATAGAGTCTACGTGATCAATTACTTCACCCAAAGTAAAATCATTAATGTTATTGTTTAATGGATTATTTTGAAAATTAATTGGAAAATCATATTTTCCATTGTTATTTTTAGTTTGTTTACTATAACATCTTAATGTGACAATATCTGCATCAGTTACATTATTAGCCAATACAACTGTTTTATAGACAATATTATCTGTTATAGAAAATAAATTTTTATCTAACCGTTTACCATTTATATAAACCTTTACTAGAAGATCATCAAGATCATGTATATCGTCGTATACATCTATGGGAAAATTATTATATAAATTAGAATTTTTATAAATTCTTACCACAGGCTGAACATTTTTTAATTTATTAACAGTCCAACCGTTAAGATATTCGCTGCCTAATTTGTTATTCTTTTTAAGAAATTTATTGTCAGTATTTTCTGTTATTACTTCAGATTGAATCTTGTAAGAAAAAGAATTTTGTAGTAGGTCGAAATTAAAAAGAATGTCCCCTACGTTGTTGATATTCTTATAACTTAAGGCAAATGCCAATTCAGAATCCGCTGTACCACTACCTATTTTATAGGAAAAAATCTTATTTCCTGAAAAAGTTGATCCGTCATACTTGTCAGGATCTGTTAAATTCACACCGTCCTCATCAAATAAATCAAATAAAGGTTGTTGATTTTGTGTTAATTTAGTTTGGCCAATAATCCATTTTGTACCATTATACCACAGCATCTGTGCTGTATATTTTACGCCATTTTTAACTAATAATACATCATGTAAATTTGGCAGTGTGTCAGATTCTTCCTCTAAATGAATTCTCCTAACACCAATATTACTGTTATTTTCATGTGTGGTAATAAAATTTACTCGATATATTTTACCATCAACTAAAGGATCATTGTCACCTGTGAATAATATTCTATGACCATCAAGTAAAGACACTCCATCAATATTATACCCCAAAGATCCTTCTATAATAGAAAAAACATCACTGGTAAAATCATCAACTAAATCAATATCTTGTTTGGGAGTAGTTCCAAAATTATAAAGTTTAATGTTTGCATTAAATTCTATAATTGGACGTTTAGCTCTTTGGGCTTGATCAAATACTGGTTGCTGGCCCAATTCAGCAGCAGTTTTTTCTATTATGGATTCATGAAACCAGCGATTATATCTACTCCAAGGGTTTCTATCTGAACTAGCTCTATTAATTGAAATATAGTCTTTGACCAAAGGAGCATATTTGACATCATTATAGGCCAATTTATCATATCCAGTGTCATCAAAAGTCACTTCGTAATCCTTGGTATAGGGAGCTATAATTTCTAATTGCTTTTCGGGAATGAGCTGAATCTTGTCCCCCACACCTTCTACATAAAAGTCGCCTTCACTGTATAAACTTGGAGTTACACGACCTTTAAAATTAACTTTCATACCATTGCTCAAACTTAGTCCGCTAGCCAATGTATATGTTTGTTTGTTGATTATTTCATTTTCGACGTCTATAGCTGTGTTTTCTTTAATATCGAGAACTTTAATAATGCCTGAGGTATCTGGTGTATTTTCACTGACATAATATAATACATCTGCACACTCTAATGGCACAGTAAAAGTTATCACACCTTTTTCTATAGCATAACCATCAATACCCTCTATAAACCTATTTGCTTCACCTATTTGTCTTTGAGTTTTTATACTAACCGGTTCGTTAGGACAATCAATTTCAAAACGATATGTCTGCCCTCGATACAAAGTTAATGATGGGTTTCTAGTTAATCCATCTGGTGTGAAAAGAAATGCTCTATTATCACCTTCGTCACTTAGGACTACCCTGTAGGTACTAGTTATGGCTAATTGTTGTCCAGGTATGGTTATGGCATCTGGTCCAAAGGGCAGCCAATAATAGTGTGCAAAATTAACAATTTTGTCCCAATCTATATGTGGTTCCCAACTGTAAAATTCTTGTTGATTAACTCTTTCATGGTTATTAGGTTTACCGCCTAATACTGTTAACGTATTAACATAATCCAAATAATCTTTATAAAAACTTACATTGCCTAAATTATCCTCAATGACCAAACTTGGTTCAAGTTGATAATTTTGTCTATCCTGTACAGGCTCATTTAAGAAAAGATCGTTGGCTACTGTAGCTTTCGAATTTTCCCTACCAATGTGCCCGTTAAGACGACGCACAGTGCCAGTTTGTATAAGTTGATTAATTGTTCCAGAAATAAATTTTTTATTGCTGTCGGTCCTATAAAATCTAGGAATAAGATTTTCAGCTTTTCTTCTTTGATTAGGATCAATTGGGGGAGTATTTTCTAATTGATTATCTTCCATCAATAACTCCCAGTACTACTAGATATGTTTTGTTGTGAAACAACAGTATTGGACACACTTATGGCACCATCAGCTGATATGTTACTGGCTGTTATGGCTGTGATTACTTCAATATCATCAGTAGTAGCTCCATTGATAAAAATTTGATCACTCTCTGCTTTAATTTCAAATAAACTACCAAAAGATAAATCAGGCTGTCTAGGCACTATGACAATATTAACTAGATAAGGAGTGGTTCTATTCATAACATATGCTACTAGTTCACTAAAATAAAAAGTATCGCCAAAGTCCCAATTATCCACAGAAAAGAATTCATTTATAGCAGATAATACGTTGGTTCGTATTTCATTATCACTGATTATTTGCTCAGTGTTTTTAATAACTTTAAAACTAGCTCTAAGATTTGGACTAGCATTGTTTCCAAACAATACCTTATATCTTACTGGGTGATAGATAACCTCATCACTCATAGCTTTGATAGAATTTAATTCATTGGACAGTGTCAAACTTAATTGATCAGAACTTAGTGGTAGAGGCTCTATATCTAACTTACCAATTAACCATCTTCTAAAATCTAAATCATATTGTTTGGTCAATATGTAAAGATCCATAATATTAATTTGTCCAGGGTCTATTCTAGATTCATAATCTGCACTATGTACATATTGAAACTTTAAATTTGAACGACCTTGAAAAACTTTGTAATCTAAACTAGCTATAAATCTTCCTTTGGTTGAATTCCATTGCTGTACAGTATTAGTGTCTATGAAATAGTAATATTGATCGGCAACTTTGTTAACTACAGAACCAATATTAGGCTTAATTTCTACAATATTTTTGTTGCCAATTTTATTAGAAACATATCTATAATCTGTTTGCCCATTGCTTATTTCGTATTTTTCTAAAATTATGTATCTTGATGTATCAGTACTAGGGTCTACAATAACGTCAAAAATATTAGGGTCATCAACTACCCCGTCATCATTGCTGTCATTGAAAGTTATTTCTATTTTTTTAGTATCCACGTATCCATCTACACCTAAAAATTCTTTATGTATTTCCCAATCTAAATTGTAAGTATAGGGTGTTATTTGATTTAGACTAGCAGGATCTGTATTAATGTTTAAAACTTTTATTTGATCTTTAATAATTAGATTACTTCTACTATCATAAATTTTATTATTGCTGTCATAATAAAAACGAATCTGTTTATCACTTTCAAAAACATATTTTAATTTTCTAGCTGTAACAGTATAATATTCAGTATCAGTACTGAATAGTAATAACCAACTACTGTCTAATTTTTGATTACTATCGTCGCCAGTTTTTCCAAGATTAAAATTATCAATAATATTAAGATTACTTTCAAATACTATTTTCCAATTTTTAGATGTCAAATCGTATCTCAAACCAAATGGTTTATTGGCAAAAACCAAATCAATAATGTTTGTAATAGTAGCAGTGTCTAAAGTAGTCCTCCATCTAGGTATAATGTTTACTAATCGAGCAGTAGATGGTATTTGAACATTCAAAGTAATTGCGCCGTTGCCACTGGCCAATACACCTGTTGGGTCATCAATATCACTGCCCAATCCATTATTAGTAACGCTTACTACTTTAGCCCAAATATATGTTGCCCCGCCAACTGGAATACCAGTTTGGGGAATACTTACAAAAGCATTTTCATTTAATTTATCAAAATAAAATCCAGATTTAGCTTGAAATTTAATTAACGCACCTGGTTCTATATTTTTTAGATCATTATTAGTTGTACCAATTACTATTTGAGTAGGATCTTTAAAATAGCCAGTACATTGATTAGTGTCTTGGGTCACCTGACTCCAAGTTAGAGTATTATATATTACTACTGTTTTGCCATAATTATCATAATAAAAATTACGAAGATTTGTGTCTTTAATAAAATTAAAAACTTGATTATAAATCACACCTTCAATGTCTGTTTTATTTGTGTAATTAAATCTAAAACTATCTTCATATAACTGTTTATAAAGTACCCCGTCATCACCAAATAAATTTGTACTACTGTATTTGCCAGTTGGGTCATTTAAATCAAAATATCTACTAATTCCACTACTAGATCTATTAATAGATTTGATTTTTATTATTTCTTGACTGATGCTTAATGGACTAATATTATAATCTTCTGCTGTGATCATACGATTTTGCGTATAATATGTGGCAGGTGCATTAATTTTTATTTCTTCATTAGTTTCAAACGATGCGCTGTTATTCACGCTAGTTTGAAGTCCCATGGTTATGGTGATAACTTCACTTTGACCAGTATTAGAAATGTATTGAATATCAACTACAACATTTTTAATGTCTTTAGGATTGATAGTATATCTAAGACCATTACTGACTCGATAATAAATTCTAAAATTACCTAGTGGTAATGTACCAAATGTGCCATCACTAAAGGCCACACTAACTCTATCATTGGTCCTAGTAATAACTGAATAAATGTTTCTAATATTTTTCTTTAGGCTATTATATATTACATTGTTACCTTCAAAGCTAGGAACCTTAGCCCAATATTCTGATTCAACACCATTAGAATTTAATTTGTATAACCAGACATCTGTGTTATTGATCCCATCAGCATCGATATCTATAATTTCGTTTGTGCTAGGATTCGAAATACTAAATGTACCAGTGTTCAAACTACCCTGTCTAAAATGTGCAAAAAAGCCAGAACTAGGACTGGCAGCGCCTCTGCCATCATCTCTATAAAGAAATGCCAAACTTTTTCCTGCTTGAGGCGGATCTTCCACAATGTCAGTGCCATTTTCTATAATGGTACTGACTACTTCAAAGTTCATAGTTCTGCCATCTACAACTTTTTTAAATGTATAAACAGGAATTACGGTGTTTACAGTTTGTAATCTATATTGCTCTGTAGGGATATTATAAATTACTGCTTTATTGTCTGGATTACCAAATTGACTACTTGCCGGCAACGCTGCATTTATCACTTTGATAAATTGTTCGTACCAATTGCTATTGGCGTTGTCATTCCATACTATTTCTTGACCACGTAAATTTCTTCCATTACTGTCAATAATATCCTGTGAGGTTTGCACACTTTGAAATTTCAGTAATCCGTTAGCTGCTAAATTACGTTTGGCGTTATAGCCAATAGTTCTCGATAATCTTAGTACGCTTTCTCTACGTTCAGCCAGTTCTAAAAAGTTATCACGTGCATTTAGATCTACTCTAAAAGCAATACTTTGCCCTAAAAAAGCAATCATATCTATTAATGCTAGATATTCACTGCTTTCAATATAATCATTAAAGTCTTCTGGATAGTTTTCTCTTAGATAGTCCACCATGACTCTACGAAGATTTTCAAAGTCATAGCTCTTAAAATCCGCATTGCGATAACTTTGATAGATTTTCTTCCAATCTTCTGATACTAGCAATCTATTTTGTCTATTGGTCGATGACATTGACTATCCTTGTATTTGATATTTATAGTAGATAATAAACTGCTAGTTTAACCGATTAATCCATTAGCTTGATCAAATCTAAATCTCAATGATTCAGATATGTCATAGGGCAAATAAGTCAAGTCACATTCAATTTGAATACCACTTTCATAGGCTGTAACAATTATGTCGTTGGCTATAACTCTAGGTTCATAATTAATAATATCTTGTACATTTTGTGCTATTAGTTCTTGTAAATCTTCAGTTAATGGTTCAAAAATCACATCCCAAATTATAGTACCAAACTCTGGATTCATTAATCTTTCACCTTGTCTAACATGGAAATGATTAATAATATCCTGTTTGATCAAGGCCAAATCATATAGAGCAAATGATTCACTTTCATCACTTATGGTACTGAATCCCCTGTATGTTCTAGGCAGTGGCGGTTCTGTTTTGGGTGTATTACTTTTTACTACTAATTTTTCATAAAGACGTTGAATAGCCATAATCAGTTATCCTTTTTAATTTTAGCAAAACTATCAGTACTGGTGGTATATTTTTGCTTGTCAGCTGGTGAGCCTGACCAATATTCTGGTAAATTTTTGTCCACTAATAAAATTGATTCACTATTTTCTTCATTTCTTCCATCAATATCTCTATCTGTTTTTTCAGGAGTAAATTGTTCTGGATCTAAATTTTCATGATGTGCCCAAGGTTCGTGTGTTGGTACACGACGCATGATAGTATTAAATAATTTTGATCCCTTTTCATCTGGCACACTATGCGTTTTTAATACTTTAGGCAGTTCAGCTTCAGCAGCTTCAGCGGCGGTGGCGGCTGTGGGTGCTGATGGACCGTTGAGATTGATTGTGCTGGCACTGAGCACTAAACTTGCTCCACCAATACTAGTTGCGCCGCCGCCAGTCCATTTACTGGCGCCGCCACTTTTAATATCAAGAGCTCCGCCAGCAGTAATTACATTATTGCCTCCAGAGTTAAGCTCTGAATTGCCTCCAGCAGTTAATTTATTATTACCGCCACTTTTTAGATCAAAATTGCCACCATTTTTATGTAAATGATTACCATCAATGGTGGTATTAACATTACCTTGAACCCAATTGGATTGATTACCTTCTACTATAGTATTTTGATCTTTAATTACTTCAGTCTGCATTTCACCGCCAACTTTGGTATTAAAATTTCTACCACACTCCATATTAATATCTCGATCAGCATAGAAATTTAAATCGTTTTTGGTATGCACACTGATACTATCTTCTGCATAGATATCTATTTTGCCATTGCTGGACATTTCTATCCAAGTAGTGCCACGAGCATTGCCTATGTAGATCAAGTCTTCGCTATTGTGTAATAATATTTGATGTCCAGTTCTTGTTTTTATCCTAATTAATTCATTATGGGGGATAGTAACATCGCCACCTGTTTCCTTATTTTCAACTGACACATACTCTGGAGGGGCTTCACTTGCTGGCTTTTTTCTAAGAAATTTGTCATCACCGTCATCCATTACAAAACTAGATCCACCTAATCTACTTACAAAGGTTGTGGCTTGATTGTCTATCTTACCTGATTTAGCTTTTTTTGCTCCATCCTGTTTGTCTATAGGTCCAGGAGTGCTTATGCCAAATACAGCACTGGGCCATTCTCTTCTAGCACTGCTACTGGTAATGCCTCTGATATCATCTAATAATAGTCCCTGTCTGTTTAATATATCTTTAAATGGATGAACAGCTTTTTTAGTTTTGCTTAGATCTGTTGGCACCATGTCTATTGCTTTTAAGTTATATTCAGCAACAGGCAATCGTTTTTTAACAGTTTCATTATTGTAGGTTGTTGCAGCATATCCTGGTGTCATAAAATTCACACCAGGATTTTGTGCGTTATGCACACAACCAATCCAATACCCTTTTTTGGGGTCACCTTCTACAAATATGACCATCACAATAGACCCCACATCTGGTGGAATCATCCATAAACCATAACTTTTTTGTGAATTATTATAGTCTAATTCTGATGTAGCATATTCTGATTCAGTATATCCCATGAAAGGACTCATATATCTTACTTGATGCAGTTCGCCTTCTTTTTGTTTAGCACTACCTACCTCAGTTAAAATCTGCACTTGCAAATTGCCCATATAAGCAGGATCTAAAAAACTAACAATTTTAGCTAGATATGGTCCTGGATTATTACTACCTGTGCCTGTGGCTACTCTTTTTTCATCTGCCATGTTTTAACCATCCTTTTTAGAAGGACTAAATGCAGATTTTGCAGGAGCTTTTTCTGTTGATTCTGTAGGTTTGAAATCTTGATTCATCATTCTAACCAATTTTAATTGCTGTGTAAAAATATTTTTTTCAAAGATACTTTCAAATTGAAATATCCTGTATAGCCCACTGAACTCAGGAACTAATCGTCCCTTCTCACCAAAATCATATAATCCGTTATCGGGATCTAGATCAATAGGATTTCTAAAATTAACTACCACATATACTTCGCCGTCTTGAGTGTTTAAGGCTCCATCTGAATTCATTTCAGGAATATTTGTCGATTTTGCTGTATAATTGCCTATGCCGCTGTCAGCTATATAAAATGGATCACCTAGTATTTTCATATTAAGGTTTATCATGTCACCACCATCATTTAAGGCCTTGTTGAATTGTCTAGCAGCAATTGTGCTGGCATCTTCACCAGCAGTGACGCCTCCTCTTTTGGCGTTCATTGATGTTTCAGAATATTTTGTAATAACTTTAGTTTGAGCTTTTCCAGGGGTATAATTCGTTTGATCGGCATCTGAATTACCTGCTCCTGTAACATTGGCTCCACTGGTTTCAACACCAACATCTTTTCCACTTTGCTCTTTTTCTTCTTCTGCTAAATTTTGTTGAACTGATTCGTTGTTCTTACCACTGTCAGCATTGAGTGCTTGATAAAAACTTGTTTTAAATTCAATACTAAAATCTAATATATCAATATTTTTTCCAGTGTAAAGATATTCGTATTTTTTAACAACATTCTTCTTTTTTTCTTCAACTTTTTTAGCTGTTTGACTTCCTGAAACAAAGTTGGTATAATCAATTTTATAGGGTATCACTCTAAAAACACTCAATGTGGGGTTGCGTTGATTGCCTTTTAATTTTTTAGATGTTGATAATATATAAAATTGAGTTTCAATTTTCCACCAAGTTACTTTATGATCTTTATCAATATTGTTCTTGTCTAATGCTCTTCTACCATAGTCACTGGCCAATATTACTTCGTTAATGGCATCAGTAACACTTATTCCCTGTGAAAATTTTGCTATGCCCTTAGTTTTTGAAATTTGCATGTCACCTCTGGTCCATGTGCCAGTTTTTTCATCATAGATAGCATCCTCTCTGCCAAAAATTGCCTCTAGTCTTTTTACATCCTTTTCAAAACCCATTGGGCTTTGACCAATAGGATTTGCTATTGGTTGAATTAGGTTATCATAATCCAATTCAACACCTAATTTTTCAAAAATAAGTTTGTCAGTGTCTTTATTTGTTGATGATGGTGATTTGGTTGCTCCTGGAAGTCTTGAATTATCACTATTGGTGTCATTTTTACCTGTTTGCAAATCCGTAGGGAATAATATTAGTATCCTATCTGAGTCAATTCCTGCC